TCCAACTTTTCTGGTCTGTTTCTTTATCTCTTCTATTGTATTGTCAATAACAGAGAAGTCTGCACTATAAACATTTGTAATCATTGGTATTTCAACTACCTTTGCCTTTATCTGTTCGTCTATTTTGTCTTCAAACCTTATTTTTGGCTTTACCTCTACTTTTGCTGTGGTTTTTTCCTTTACTTTTTCTGTTTTCTTTATATCTGCCATAATTATCGTTATCTTTGCCGTTTATAAACTTTTATATGTTAGAAATCCTCATTCTCCCACTGTTTTGTGTCCTGAAGTTCCTGCTTGACTAATTCTCTAGCGTCCCTTACAGTCATGTTTGCACTTTTCCTTAATTCTTCAACAGTTCTTTTCTTTGTCCAGTCAAAATCTACAGAAGACTGTAGTGTTCCCTTTATAATTTCAAAGTTAGCTGGTGTTATACCGTCTGGAAACTTTTTTGGATTTAATTTGTAATCTACTGCAGTCTTTTTTGACTGACTTGTACCTTTTCCACTTGAAGGACTTCCCTGTGCTACACCACCTTTATCAGAAGGTCTCTGTTTTTTTGGTCTGCCATCAACTTCTTGCTGATCTTCCTTGGGTGCAGCAGTTCCCCTACCTCTTCCCTTCGAGCCAGATGTGTTTGGTTTTTCGTCATCAGAAGCCTTGCCTTCTAACATCATCATCTGTGGATTAATTATCGGATTCTTAGATACTTTAAATTCTCCAGTATGTGTTCTTGCAACTTCGAATCCCATAGCTTGCATTGCAGCCATATTCTGTATCTCTACTCCTTGTATCTGTAAGTCTCTTAGTTTGTCATTCTCTTCTCCTCCTTTCAATCTTAAATCCCAATCTTCAACTCCAATTAGCTTTGCAATCTTTCTTAGGAACGCTGTATACAAAATATCCTGTCCCCATTTGATTGCTCTGTTTGTAATTGTAACTTGTAATCCTTCTTGTGACCAGCCACTTGGTAATTCACCAAAGTAAAGTGGTAATACACCAAATACTGCTCCTATGATCATTCTAAGTTCTCTTCTAATCTCTGTAAACTCTAATTCCTTCAAACTTCCAGTGAAATCAATCCATTGAGCCATATTCTTGCCTCCCTTGTCTGATTCAACTAAAAGTGGGTGTATCATGTATGGGTCTTCTATTGCCTTTTGCTCTAGAACGTCCCATGACTTTCTGAATGTTTCGTAATTACGTGAAGCAATTACTAACATACCTCTTGGAGGTCTCATCTTATCGAAATATTTTCTAATGTATTCGTCCATATGACTTAGTGCCATAGCCTTTGACCAAACTGCATAAATTGGACTGTATCCATAAAGTAATGATGGTTTGTATTTTCCTGCCTTCCAAATAACTTCTCCTTCACCGTACACTACACGTTTTGGTTGTGGAATACCTATAGAGTAAACAGAATTAACTTCAAGTACTGCTTTCAATGCTTCTGCTCCGCATCTGTCACAAATTGGCTCTATAAGCCTTTTATCACGGTGTTCAAACCTTGGACAGACAAAAATTGGGTTTCTTTTGTCATCATATCCTATTCTTCCGTCAGAGTCTGCAATTAAGGCGACTTGTGGTGGGTCTATTCTAAGAAACTCCTTGATCTCAGTGTTCTCACGGTCTATCTTTCCAGTTCGGTCATCAATCTTGTAATTTTTTAACACTAAACAGTATGCATTGTCTGCAATTTCCAAATCTCTTTCCAGTTGTCTTGCCAAATCTTCCAATGTTTGGTTGTTACCGTTAATTGGACTCTCTAACATGTCCTCAAGTATTTTTCTATTCTCTGGGACTGGTCTAATTAGGTCGTTACTACCACATGTATCACACTCCATATCGGTTTCTGGATTTAATTCATGTGCTATAGCCTTCTTTGCATTACTTCTTGGTAATTGGCTTGATTCATTGTCTTGGTTTTGTTCGAATGGCTGTTCATCTTTCAAATCATTCTTTATTGGCTTGTATTGAAATTCTTTTCCACAGTTCCCACATTTAAACTTGAATTTTTCAACCACTTCGAAACCATTCTTGAACATCTCTCTATTCAAAGTTTCAATAGGTATCCTTAATGCATCAATGTTATCTGCCAACTCGTAAATCATTATAAGTGGAAATGGAAAAATTGGTAGCTTAGCACCTGTATCGGTACTCATATAAGGCTGAGCTACTGATGGTCTTGTTGTTGTTTCAGTATAACCCTTGGTAATATTCCTTAAATTACTATAAACTGTACCTAGGGTACTCTTAAATCCCATAAAATATCATATATTCGGTGGCTTATATACTTTGTTAACGTTTTGTAACGTTTTTGTCACTTGTCGCCATGTAGTTTGCAGGTAATGCTTCTTGCCTCACCACAACTGCATTTTTTCCCGTGCTCATGGTAAATATCACCGTTTGCGTGGCTGTGTTCAGTGCCGTCATCATGCTTGTGCTTGGGTTTCTTACCTAATACCATAGACAGTAATACTTATCTTCATATATTAAGATTCTTATATGTGTAGTGGTGTGAGTATGCATACCCAATATGGGAGGACTGGGTTTACTATCCAGCTACACAATGTTTATTAATTATAAAGCAATATGATAATCATGGTAGAACTAGAGCCAGACGACTATAGCAATATAATAAGATGGTTTGAAAACACATTTGCAAAAAAAATGAAAATGGAAGATATACCACAAATGGATAAACGCACATTCTGGAAACTTACGTTTCTGTGCGAGGATAAGATTAGGGAGATAAAGGAGAGCCTTCCCCCAGTTTAAGATGCTGCCGAAGGCAGCGATTTGGTGCGAGTAAGCCTTATATATGAGTACACCATATGTATAGTATGAAGAACACATGGGTATTAATAATGGGAATAATCTTGCTACCTTTTTTTCTACCTGCTGGGTTAGTACTTATAGGATTAGTTTTGTATAAAGACTACACATCTAAATACACAAAGAAAGTAAACTATGAAAAGGAGGAATTCGGGGCTGATGTAATTGAAAAAAGCATATGATATAAAGCATTGTATCTACTGTGGTAGGTCTGACTTTGTTAATTTTGCAGCAGTATTAGATCACGTAAAAAAGGAGCATAAAGAACATGACGATTAGTAACAACGAAATTGCAAAGATGGTCTGTATCGCATGTGGCAATCATTTTGGCGATCATTCAAAACGGGAGATGATAAGGTGTGCATTTCGTATACAGGGAACGGCTGTTTCTGCTAAACTTGGTGAGAAAAATGTATAAGTGGATATTTGATGAATTATTGGCAATAGAACGGGACAGGTCTAGAATAGACAATAGAGTATGGCTGTTAATGCAGAGAGTACGACATCTTGATGAAAAACTTGAAGAGGACGGAATAGATAGGGGAGAACTTTTAGATGAAAAGTAGTAGTAGTATGAAGTTATTCGGAAAATATGTCATGCATACTTGTAACCGATGTGGTAACCAATGGGTAAGCAAATTGGAAGAGCCAAAGTCTTGTGCTAATAGAAAGTGTAGAAGTATATATTGGAATAAGGTAAGACAGAGACTACCAAAGGTGAAGTTAATATGAAACCTAATGATCCTGATATTTGGAATAAGAAACCTGTCGCAAGTAATAAGACACATGATCTTCCTGACGATGAGATTGTAGTTAAAGTTCAATCAATGTTCCCAAACTGTCAGAAATATGATCCATGCTGTAAGGAATCTGGGACAGAAGAGATGATGAAGAAATTTGACAAGATGATTGAAAAGCCAATAGAGAGAATAAGTCATAAGGCAAATAAAGGCAATCGTATAAATATAATTAAGAGGATAAAGCCTGTTAAGAAAAATCCATTCCCAGACGGTGAGGAGTGGTAGATGCCTTTCATATGTAAGAACGTCTGTAGCAGAAAAGTGGGCGTTGGAAGGACTTGGGAACAAAGACAAAAACTCAAAGCAAAACATGAAACGCCAGACAATAAAATGCTTCCATTCTTATCTCATGGAAGATGTAGAACATGTCAGGCATGGCAGAGAAAGAGTATGGGATTTAGATGCTACTGCTGTGGATCAAAATTGTCCCTTAAGCCTAGGGAGAATAGCAAGAAACGCAAGTATATGATTAGTGTCTGATTTGTATCAGATTGACCCCCCCCGATTTGGATTGATATTTGTATCATCTGTATGGGGAAAAAGCCTAATTATTGGATTTTCTCCATATGTGCCTAGGACGTACTTTATGAAATACCAACTCTGTGGAATTGTTTGGGTAGTATATATGTGTATGTTATTAGTAAGGCTTTTATATACACTTGCCGTAAAATGCCTATGGATACAACAACAAGAAAGAGACTAGCTCTCTTCGATGAGTTTGAAAAAACAAACCCCATGCCAGACATGGATAGAAAGGTTAACCCTGAATGCAAAGAGGCATACATGATTAACAAGCCCTCAATGAACTTTGAGTATGAATACACCAAAGATGAGGACACAATAGCAACACTTGAAGACAATGATGTAGACGTAAGCCAATACATCACAGAAGAAAGCCTAGAAGAAGAAGACCGAATAGGCGATGAATGCCAAGACAAACTAAGAGAACACCAGCTAACATGCAGTAACATATGGTGTCAATGGCATAAGAAGCAATTCGCATACGTCAACGAGCATAGCGAATAGACTATCTTTTTTTTTGGGTTGTGTGATAACCCTTATATACCCCTTATCGAAGGGGTTACTATTTATGTGTTACTCGCTGACAAACTGGCGATTAACACTTATATATGATTTAGCATACTACTTACTAGATGAAATATCACCCAAATGAAACAACAATAGAAATGACGGGACACAGAGACGGTATGAACGCAGGGGCTTTAGAACACTCTAAAGACATAGCCAAAATATGTGAGCATGTAATTGAGAGCCTTAAAGACTATGCAGGGTTCTTAGATGACGCAGGACATAACAAGCGATTTGTTAGAAAGTATGTAACATACGTTTACTATGACGTTGATTGGGCTGGTCAATATGACCACAAAAACAGAAAGGTCAAAATCAACGCAATTGGCAATACGCTTGAAAGTATCACAGATACGATGATACACGAATTAGCTCATTGCTGGTATGCAAATGCAGAGTACTTTAAGAAAGGTATGCAACAAGATGACTTTAAGAATGCAATACAAAACGACTTAGGCAGTATTGATTCATACAGTAGAAGTCGTAAACTCAAAGGATTTATGAAGCGTAGAACTGCTTTATACGTCAACGAGATTCATAGCATACTAACTGAAATGAAGTACGGCACTAAGAAGCTAAAAGACCT